AAAACCTTTTTATATCTTTTATTTACTGCCTCAAGATAAGATGATGGGCAATCAAAATAGCCAAATGAATTGGCTTTTTTATGCATTCTATATAAAGCTGTATATACTTTTAAACCACTAATCTTTGCGGTCTTATTACCCAACTTATTAATCGAGTCCTTAATTTCTTGTGTAATTTTAATTTTCATAGTGTCTAAATCTTTTGTATTATATATATACAAATAATTCATCTCCCTATGCATTTTTTTTCATTGTTCCTCGTTTTTTTGATTGCGATGCTTTTTCTTTCTATTATAAGTTTTTTTTGATTTAAAACGCTTATTTTTATGCAAATGATATCTACCTTCACCAATTAGTAAATCTCGTATTACAGCCTTTATAATAGATAATTTTTTCATATAAAATCTTTTGTCTCTGACTGGCCTCTTTTTATAATTTTAGAAATTCTTTTCCAGACACCTACACCAGTCATTTTTTCTACACTTTCATCTATTGACTTAATTTCTGTGACTGCTATTAAACCACCACCAATTTTAGTGACAGGAATAATTGACCCTAAAATATAAATTTCAAAAACCCATAATGATAAAATAGTAATTTGATAAAGTAGCATTTTAGAAATTGTATTTCCCATTTTCCTACTAGTAATCATTTCATTCAATTTATAAGCTCTGTAAATTCCTACTATAAAATCGAGGACAATTAGAAATCCAATTGTCAATAATAGTGGAACCACAGGAGCAAAAACTGCTAGTAATGAAATTGCTAATCCATTTATAAAATCTTTCATTGGTCAGGTTATTTTTTGAAAAATCTTATGGATTTAGATTTATGGAATTTCCAGGATTGGCGCCAAATCCATTACAATTTTGCGGATCGTCAAATCTACCAGCAGGAATATAAATGCCCCAGAAAAAATTATCACGAGATGATGGAATGTTCTCAAATGTATTTTCATAATACTCGAGATACTCTGGGAATGTCGTCGTTTCGCCCATCAGATGCTTTGTCAATCTATCTGTGAAATACTGCGCCTTTTGTCGTATATTAGTGGTCAAGTAATTCACCTCATTTAAATCAGATGGATTGGAATTGTCGGAATTCTGCTTTGAAATAGCCTTATTTGTGAATTTATAATTGGCATATAGAGCGAATTCATGAGTTGCCCACCAGACCAAGGCTGGCTGAATATATTGAGAAATTAATGCAATTTCATTTATATTCAAGCTTTGACTTGATATCTTATTCATTAATGAATAATATAATTTAGTTCCTAATGCTTTTTGAATATACACATCCTGAGCTGGTCTTATATACACCTGTAATTCATCATCATTTACATATTGTAATATAGGACTATTATCTTTAAGATAATTGACAGATATAAACGCTGAATATATCATTTTATATTTTATATTTTTTTAGAATAATTGGATCTGTAATTCCATTATATTTGGCTAATTTATTTAAACAATTCTCTATATCTCGCTGTCTATAGTCAATATAAACTGCTTGATAAATTCCTAAGCTATCCTCTAATTCTAATCTACCACCTAATTGACCTGCAACAAATACTCCATATAATAATGGATTTATTACATTGTGAGCTACAAATATATTTTGCCTAATTAAATCATTCAATTCTGTATATCTTTTATCACTATCATTTAAATCTATTTTAGTTAATTCAGGCCTTTGATCTTGACCATTTGAAAATGCTAAAATGAATTTACCAGCCCCATTTGGCCCTGTGAATTTTTCCTGTATTTCTTTATAAGCCCTTTTCATTTCCTCGGGCGTTGGAACTCCTGAATTGAATGATAATAAAAATCCAGCTGAAAATCCATTCATAATTGAATTTTTATGAAAATGAGCAATTTCATATTCTGAAATAAACCAATTCAAGGATCCATAGTATTTTGGAATTGGATAAAATTTATTACCAATCGAGTATTTCTTATAATAATATACTTGGTTTTTTTCATTTTTATATTTATCTGAAAATGCTTGAATTCTATGAGCCGGACATTTTTTTAAATCATCCCAATTGTCAGACATCCAAAAATACTTTTCAGCTTTTGATTTATAATAGTTTTTATCAAATCTTAAAGATTGAATTGGAATGTGATATAATTGACTAATTCTCGTTCCATCGCTATTCCAAATTACACCAATTGCAAATGCATCTGTGACTTCATAATCCATAGTAATTTTCTTTGCGAGATCCTCTAAAGTGTCATCATCAAATCTATTAATTAAGAATTCTTTGAATTCAATTGATTCAAGGCCAGTAATTTCAAATCCATTTGCAGATATCATATCAATTTTTCTATCTGTAATAGCTCTATGAGTAATTGACCTTTCTGTAAAAATGTTAATTAAATACTCGATGAATAAATTATCCTCGCCAAATTCAATCCATTCTTTTCTGCCATTTTCTTTAATGATTGGCAATTCTACCGTATTTTGTAAATCTATTACGGAGAATTGTAATTGAACTGGATTTTCATTATTTTCTATATGTTCCATCTATATTATATTTTTTTATAAATAATCTTTGATATCAAAAACTGGTGTCGTTGAATTATCTGATTGTGTAAAAATTGAATAAGTAAAATCATTTGTTCCACCTACTAATAATTCACCTGACCTTAAAAATGATGCAGATCCAAGATTTAAATTATATTGAAAAGGTGTCTCATATATATTATAAGTATAAACTCCTTTTTCTACATTAATAATTCCTTGTGTCAATCCTTGTGATCCAGTCACAGATGTTAATAAAAACTCGTCATATATTAGAGGAATTGGTGACAGGTTATCACTAGTGAAAATTATTACATCTTTTGATTGCTGCTCAATTAATTCAAATGTATAATAAGGATTTAAAATAGTGGCTACTTTAGTCAATCTTAAAATTACACTTGAGGTTCCCAAATAATCAAGATATATCATTAATTAATTATCTTTTCATTAAATATACAATTTGTGGAATTGTTTTTCAATAAAAAAAGGCTGCCTAATTTGGCAACCTTTTCTTATAGATTTAGAAATATGAAAATTAAGCGATGAGACGCAATGCCTCAGCTTCCTCTATAATATGAACGGGCTCTGGCTCCACTGCCGTCAGCGTGCCTGAAAAACCAGCTAAATCTCCAAATGCCTTTCCAGGTCCATTTGTTCCTGCTGATAAACGAGCTCCATTTAATCTACCCATTAATAGCCATTCGCCATTTTGAGTTTTAATAAGGACCCTAAATCTACCTTGTGTCAAAATCAAAAACTTCGCTCTGGTTGGTGCGTCCATTTTCTCCATAATGAAGGTCAATGTCTGCGTATTAAAAATTGTTCCATTTTCATTATTCGCAGTAATTTCACCAGTGGCAGATGCTTGTTCCGTATATTGCTCGAATTCGTAGAATGATGCAGTAGCATAAGATGTCGTCACAATTTCATTATCTACACCATATGAATATGTCGTTCCAATTTCCCAAGGACCAATCGCCAAGGTCTGGACACCACCTGTATTATCTCTACAACCAATCGTATATCCAGTATTTAATATACATGCCATATTTTTATATATTTGTTTTATTTGCCTTTTTCTTTAAAAAGGCCTGGACTTGCAATGAACCCAGGCCCCTTTTTTAATGTTATCCTCTATATTCAATTACAAATTCAGGAAATGCCACTTGAGCTCCTACTTTGAATTTCGATCTGAAATAAACTAAATCTTGCCATCTTTCATACCACATTTCAAATGTCTCAAAATCATTTTCAAGATCGACACCGTAATAAAGGTTCGCCGCATAAGTAGCAACTACTTTATTAGTTCCATTCAATCCGCGAACTGCGATGATGTTCCAATTTGTTCCAAGATAATTATTAACTCTAAAATCACCAAATGATGAATCATAATGGAAATAATTTGCCTCTCTCAATGCTTGCATTAAAGTCGTGAAATTACCATATGAAATATAGATGTTAAGATTTTCTTGACCCAAGATGTCAGCTGCTGATGTATTTGCTGCTGAAATTACTGCATCGATAATTGCAATTGAATCAGCCTTTGCAAAATTACTAAATGATGCTCCTGCTCTAATTACAGATGATGTTGCTGATGTAAATTCTAAAGTGTTAATAATTCCATCACATAGTGTCAAATTACCAGTCGTTGAACCAGCCCCAGTATTATTACCAGATTTAGATCCTCTCCAGAAAAGGTCCTCAATTAATGCTTGGATTTTTACTACCTTTTCCTCTGTGTAAATTTGCTCAAAGGGCAAAGCCTCATTATATGAGCCTGCCTGCATTAATTTACCAGCCCAGTATTGCTCAAGGTCATTCAAGCAATTATTTTCAAATATAGTTATAGGACATACTTGTAAATCCCTCTGTGATAATGTCACAGAACCAGTAGCTGAATAGCCACAAGAACCACCTGCAATTCCAATAAGATTGGATGTCATCAGGTTAAGTGCATCCGCATATTTAATGTTGGATTGGATGCTTACACCAGTCGTAAATGTTCTACCTTTGAGGACTGCCTTATAAATAAGATCTGTCGCTAGTTGGTCGGTGTATTTAGTTAAACTCGCTAAATTTAAAGCCATTTTTTTTTATTATTTTTTTAAATCTTTTAGATTTTATTTATTCTTTTGGATCCAATCAAGGATATCTTGCCTTTTTGAACCTTTTGATACTTTTTCAAATTTTGATGAATAATCTTGTGGATTTACATCTAATTTTTCAGCTGCCGGAATTTTAGAAAAATTCTCTGACAATTCTATAATTGAATCAGCAATTGTCTTATTCATTTGGTCAGATGACATTTTCATTTTACCCATTTCTTCTTCCATCACTTTCATTTTCTCCATCATTTCCTCAATCATTCCTTTTAGAATTGCAATTTCTTTTTCTTTTTCAGGAACTTCTTCTACATATGGCTCGACTTCTACTTCGACTGCCATTTGCTCCTCAATGTTAATTTCAGCGCCGCTATCCTCCACTTTAGTAATTGATTCAATCTTGCCATCTTTGACAATGACTTTGGAACCATCCTCTAAAGTGTGCTCGCCTTCTGGTGCCGGAATTCTTTCACCAGCCTCATCTAAAATAAATAAATCTTGACCAGGCTCAAATGTCTCAGCTGATACAATTGTTCCATCTGCTAATTTTGCATCAGCGAACGATTGCTTTGTAAATAATTGTTTTAAAACCTTTAAGGCCTCATATTTTATATCCATCACTTGATTTTATTTTTTCTTTTTATATACATTAAATATAAAATTAACGATTTTGTTTTTTTATTTTTCATCCCACTTTGATTTACAAATTGCGTAGGCTTGATCTTGCTCATATCCATTGTCAATTTCAATTCTAATGCATCTTGAAATGAATTCATCCTCATTTTCACCTGGATTTACATCTATTACAAAATCTTTTTTGATATCAGCGCTCATTCTATTAACTATTGTCTGATAAGCTGACGATTTTAAAGCAGTGTCAATTTGTTTTAATTTTCTTTGAGCCCATTCAATTCCCTCATCACCACCCCAGGCTAGCCACATTAAAGGACCACAAGCCTCCTTTGGATCACCTTTTGAATTTTCTTTATGCCTTTGAAATGCTGACATTCTCGCAATGGTCTCTCTGCTTATATTTTCACCTTTTGCTAGTTGGTTGGCCCTTTGCCATCCAACTAAAGTTCCACATTTCAATTTATATTCATCACGCAATCTAATTGCTCTAGCAGCATTTTCAGATGCAGCTTTTGGATAATCATTATATGTCTCAAATTTAAAACCTTTGAATAATTCAGAAATTTCTAAAATCTTTAAATCATCTGATGTATTTGAATTAATGATACTTTCAAGATTTATCCAAGTTTTTTCAATAGATGATGAAAAAGCCTCTCGTTGCATAAATCCATTAATTTCAATTGAAAAACCCTTAACTATATCATTTTTCACAAAATCATTCCAGAATTTTTCATCTTGAATATAGACGCATCCGAACCAAGTTCCAACTGGCAAATTTTCAAATCCAGGAATTATCATTCCATCTTTAATAATAAAATTCTCAATTAAAGTTCCACGGACTACTAAACCCATATGCTCAAATGAAATGTTATTATTAAAATTATTTTTAGCGAATTTCTTGACAATTATTTCTATATCATCTGAATTAAAATATACATTATATTCACCAAATTTCTGGTCATTTCTATAAATCATTTTATTCGGAATCATTAAAGGTCCATAAAGCATTTGCTTTTCTTTTTCAGCTTTGAAATTGAATTGACTTGAATTGAATGCTATAAAATTTTCCTCAATAGCAGGCTCATTTACTAATGATATAAAATCTACTCCTGTATTCATATCATTCTCATCTATTACTATTCTATAAATTGGCAAATTATTTTCCATATTGTATATATTATTTTTAAACACTTTGTTATCCACCACCAGATCCAAATAATGAATTACCTTGTATTACATTGACTTGATTTTGTGTATTTGTTATATCTGATTCCGTGACATATACTCTGATTGGCGCTACACCACCACCTCCTGCTCCACCTATGAAATTACCACCACCTCCAATTTGCTCACCTTGAAAATTAAATCTTGGTGGTGATACAAATCCTGCATTTTCAGCCGTGCTAGTTGGTTCTGGAACTGGAATGTCAGATGATGAGCCACCACCTTCACCTACTTCAGCGGCTTTTGCATCTACTTCCTTCAATGCATTTTTGGCTTTTCCAATTGCTATCGCAGCAGTTGCAAGATTGGCCGCTAATGATATAGCAAATGTCACTGGATCCGTTTTAGATGTCGATGATAATGCATTTGCAATCAAAATTGCAGATCCAATAGCTACTTGAGCTATTGCTAAATTCCTATCTTGCTTTATCTTTTTTCTTTCTAATTCAAGTCGCTTTAAAGCGAATTTTTCATCAGCCTGAGCCTGCTCCCTATTTAATTTACCTAATGCCTCCTTTTTCTTGGTCTCATCTTTTATATTTTCAATAGATTTTTTTCTTAAATCAAATCTACGCTGACTGGTTCGTTCCTCAATTTCTAAATCCGTTTCTTGCGTTTCTAATGACAATTGTGTAAATTGACCAAGTATATTTGTAAATGCATTTGCAATTTCTCCAGCCTTTTCTATTCTTTTTTGAGCAGCGTCAGATTGAATTTGCAAAATTGCTTGTTCCTTTTCAAATTCTAATCTTTCGGTTTCTTCACCGGCAGTCATAGCAATTTCAATCAATTTGTCATACTTATTGGTCTCTAATTCAATTCTTTTTTCTGCTGATAATGTCTCATTTGCTAAGCCTTTATCTATTTGTAATTGAATTGCATCTACATCGGATTGCCTTTCAGCCTGAATTGCTTTTGTGATATCATCTTGACTTTTTAATCTGGCCTTTAAATTCTTATCTTGTTCCTCTTTTCTTTTCTTTTCAGCATCATCCTCAATTTGTAATTTTCTATCCTCGCGTTTTTTAGTAGCCTCTGTGTCAATTCTATTTAATTCTTGCTGTAATTCATTTCTATTTTTTTCTTGTTCCTTTTTTGATAATTTATTGAATGCATTTTCTAGTTCCAATTTTTTATTGAATGCATCGGCATCTATTTTCTGAAATTCATTTAAACCTTCAGATTGACTTTTTTGTAATAATTTATCAAATGCCTCCTTATCTTTTTTGGCCTCATCATTTAATTTTTTTCTATTATCGCTAGCTACTTGCCTTTCTTTTTCACCTTTTTCTTTTTCACCATTTTCTACTACCTTGATATCATTCTTGAATTTTGCAGTCAATGCAGCTAAATCCTCAGCTAATGCCGCATTAATTACTGCTCGCTCCTCATCTGAGCCTGCTTTTTGAGCTGCAATTCCAGCCTCTAATGTCTTTTTCTTATATGCTAAAACAAAATCCTCTTTTAAGATTTTCTTTTGAGCCTCAGCCTCTGTAATCTGGCCACTTAATAATTGTGATCTAATTTGTTCCTTTGCTAATGCGCTAGCATTATCAAGGCGTTTTTCTTTATACTTATCCTCAGCCTCAGATTTTCTTTTTGCAGATTGCTCAGCAGCCTCAGCCTCTGCGCTTTGTAATCCTAAAAATTCTTTGACAGATGCAATAATTTCGTCATAATAAGCAATTAATGCTATAATTCCCGCAATTAATAATGATACACCTAATGTTGCTGCTGCCCAAGCGGCAGTAGCTGTAATTCCAAATGTCGTCATTAAACCAGTGACTACTGCTGTCGATGCTGACACAATTCCATTTGCGACGGCTAAGGCTCCTGCCGCGGCTGATGATGCTAGATAAGCAATTGTCGATTGACCTTGAGCCGCTGCGGCTGCTCTGGTCGCTGTGACTTGAGCTAATGTCGTCGTCACTACAGATGCTAAAACCGTTTTAAAATCTTTTGCTGCCTGACCTAAATTTGCAAATTCTTTTAAACCTTGAGAAAAAGCCAGAGCTCCTTGTAATTGAACCAAGGTTTTTTGTAAATCTTTATTTTCAGATCCAAATAAGGCCTGAGCGCCTTTTAAAGCAGTAAATGCTCCAATTCCGGCCTGAGCTACACCAGCAAATGAACGCGTCAGATTTTCTGTGACATTGCCAGATAATACTTTGACGGTTCCATTAATGTCAGCCATCTGATCATTCAATTGACCAGCAGCCGCAGTTAATTTATTGAATTCAGCGGATCCTTGCTCAAATTGCAGAGCCTCGTTTTTTAATTCCTTGATTGACCTTTTCAATTCACCAAGCGAATTAGCAGCCTTTCTTGAATCAATAAAAATGTCTATATCTACTCTGCTATTTTCTGCCATCTTATTCTTTTATTTTAAATATACATATTTTATAATATGTTTTTTAAACTATAACTGCCGTCAAAATCCCATTACAGAATGAAAAAGTCGTTCCACTTACAGATACATCTTGTGTTAATCCATTCGATAATCCACTATCAGGTGATAGTGATCCTGCAATCCATAGGTTCGGAACTAAAACCGTATCATCTTGTGTATTTAAAATCAAATTAGATCCACCTAAAATTACAGATCTTTGAGAGCAGCTCATAGTTGAACCTACAGATGAAATTATTGTTGAGTTAATACTACAATAACCTAAATAAGATGTGGCGCTTGATATAATCGATGAACTATTGTTCGGTCCAACCGTGCTACACATAAAATTATTTCCACCTCCAATTATACTTGATATACTTGAGCAATCTATAGTATTTTGATAACCACCGATAATTGAGCTTTGATTCGAATTAGTATATACTTTATTAAATTGACCACCTATAATACTTGATGAATAAGATGTATAAATACAATTACTATATCCACCTACAATTGAACTATATAAACCACATTTAGATAAATTGGCCACTCCACCTATAATTGATCCAGCATAAGTCAAGCAGATAGTAGATCCTTTTGAGCCTAATATAATACTTGTGTCAGAATTACATATTTCATTTTTAGATCCAGCTATAATCGATGCATAACAACTAGAATAAATCTGACCTCTAAAATGAGTGCTTATATTTGAGTATTTACTTGATGCAATACAGCTTGTATATGCTGATGAATAACCATTAGATGAAATTATACTTGACTTATTAGAATTTCTTATACATCCATAATAAGATGAATGAATTGATCCATATTCAGATGTTCCTGTAATATATGAACCTTTTGATGAAATGAATGTTGAACGAGCCCCATCTACTCCATTATTTCTACCAACTATATCTACATTAAATTCATTTCTACTTATAAGATTTTTATTATCAGCATCTATTATAATTGGTTGAAATAAAGGCGCTGTCGATGCAGTCGAGACAATTACACCTGAAAAAGGCTTAGTATTGAATCCTAAGAAATACTCCTCCGTAGATGGCGTTGCTGAAATTAATTGAATATAGTGTCTATTACCAATTACATTCTCTTCGAATAATCCATCACCTGCTGGCCCTGTTGGTCCTGTTGGTCCTTGTGATCCACCACCAGTTATAGGCGTTCCATTAACTATTAAAGTTCCATCTATATACACCGTATTAGATTGCGTCACCGTAATTCCATTTCCATTCAATATAAATGAATTAGTGACACCAGATGCAATTGTATTATTCTGACCTCCAATTATAAATGTATTTTGTGTATTTGACAAGGTGGTTCCAACTTGAATAGTATTACATAAACCTCCTAAAATAAATGAATTATTTACACTTGATGCTGATGAGGTGCCAGTTGGATTTAATCCAATTTCATTTTGACACCCACCAAATATATTATTTACAGATCCGCTTGAAATGTTTCTTTCACCACCTAAAATAACACTTGAATAGCCTGACAATGAATGAGATGCTCCACCAATTATTGCTCCATATCTTGCAGTTCCATTTGCAGTTGAATTATTAGTAGCGACCACTACAGAATTATCTGACCTGACCGTATTACATAAACCATTTACAATTGATCCGCCAACGGAGCTATTTGGCTTATCCACGACATTATTTGTTCCATTAACGACATTGAAATTACTTCGGACATCATTATCTACACCTAAAATTACATTTCCATTTCCTACATTATTATTTCCAACTGCCTCGACACCATTTGTCCAACCCGGCAATTTTATATCTGGACCTTTGCCTGGCCCTTTTCTTGGATCAAATGATGATTTAAAATTATTTAAAACTTTAATTAATTCTACTTTATATGAATCCTGGACAAATGGATCATATTCAATTTTATTAACACGGAAATAGCCAGGAGCTCCTGAGCTTAAATTATCAAAATAAATTAATTTTCTATAATCAAATTCTAATAAATCTTGTGATGTCAAATATACATAACAAGAAATAGATTTACTTTCAGGTCCATAAATTTCCTCGAAAAATTGCTCATAATACTCTGTGTATAAATTGTCAGCTGGATATCCGCCAAAAAGCAAAAAATATAAATCTATTGGCCTACCAAAATTAAGGTCAAATGTCGGATCAAATGGATCGTCTAAATGGCCAGAATATGGAAATAAAGGTCCTAAATAATCTAAGCCACCTTGTGTAATTAATCCAAATCTTTTAGATCCAACTGCAAACTTTGCTCCATCTTGCAATGTCACGGTTTTTCTCAATAGAATTCTTATATTATGTTCTACTTTTCCAGAATTCTCTGAGCCTATATTACCTTCCTCATCTAAAATTTGCGGATAAACAATTCTATTGTCATATAAACCATTTGATAATTTATACATTGACAATGGAGTTGGACTAAAATTTAAACCTATTCTTTGTTCTGATGTTGAAATTTCATTACCTGTATTATATTCAAATTGACCATAAACCTCATTGTAATTTCCTTTATAATCAGAATTGAATAAATCTTTATCCTCCTTATAAGATAGAATGACGCGTTTTTTTCTATCTACAATTGGCAATTGTGAAATAGATTTTGATATATCTAATTTTCTTGACCAATCTAATTGACTAGTCGTATAAAAATCATCACGAGGCTCAATATAGATTTTCTTTGGATCTACTTTATCTTGATATAAATATAAATTAAACATTTTAATAATGTCATTTATAAAATCTATTTGCCTTACATTTTGAGGAATAGCTTGATTTATTTTAAATGGTTGGTTTTTGAAAAGTATATTATCTATAACATTATAAAAATAAGTTCCATCTACTCCATTTGTGGTTGGATAAAAAGTCAGCCTCCATTTTGTAATTAAGAAATTCGTAAATCTTGCAGAAAAACCAACGCAACTTGTCGGAAATAAAGCAAATCCTAATTCTATTTTAATCTTATCGCCTGGCTGTAATATACTTGGCGGCTCATATATAATTTGAAATTGCTCTCTATCTAAAAAATCTGTATTCCAACCGCTTGGATAACCCCAATTATCTAATACATATTGTGTCTGGATATCTACAAATGTATTTCCTGTATTTGTAATGTCTCCATATACTTTGACCGTTCCTTTATCTGTCTCATTTCCATTAAAAAATACTTTATAAACTAATACAAATCCTAAGCCTTCATAGAAATTTGGCGATGTTCCACCTATCTTATCTAGCTTGTAATCAAGATTTAGAATTACTTTCTGAACTTTATTCGCATTTGGCTCATATACATTCTCATAATAAAATGTTCCAACAGGGTCAAAAAAATTGCCACCAGGATCAAAAAAGAATTCACTACCAGATGATAGCATAGCCCAGTTATTCTGAATAGCTGTGGTCGTATTTAATTGCGTCGCTACGGTCGTTCCTGTATCGACAATGCTAGGTCCATAAAAACTTGTTCCAAATGCGGAGTCCCAAGTCGTGCTTATTGTAATTCCGGCATTAAATGATGAATTAAATCTCCAATTGGTATCATTTTCTAAATTTATTTTATTAGATGGAACTATGAGGTTTTTAAAAAATTCAGAATTAAAAAACTCGCTCTCATATGTATATCCATAAGTTCTAAAAATCTTATCTATATATTGCTTTGTATAAATAGCAGGTCTAAAATCTGAAATAGCTACTCCGGCGCTAATTGCTGCTTGAATTACTAATGGATTTTTGCCTGTATTATAATCTATATATGGATAATAATAACCATCTTGATAATCACCTGACCAAGATTGCGTAATTGCATCTATTGTCAAGCTATGGTCAAATTCACTAAAATCTAAATCTTGCAATCTTGCATTTTGATCTATAATTTTAGAGAAATTTGCATTTTCACCAAAAATAATGCAGTCATAAAACCAATTATTATTATCATCACATTTAATACTATTCAATTGTAAATAGCCTTCTAATACTGGAATTGAATCTACTACTACAGATGCTTTGACTTTTATTCTCGTGTCATAAGATGAAATAGATTGTATATCAAATATATTCTCAAATTGTATATTATTATTCTTGGTTCCAGGAATTGTAATAGTTTTTGAATAAGCCGCATTTCTATCATTTATTTGACGGACATCCGCTATATTAAATGTAATAGGAAATGCTACATTATCACTTAATTCCAATTGTTCCCAAGTATATTGAGGAATTGGATCAAATAATAATAATCCATTTTCATTTGGTGTAAATGAAATAGGCAATTGTAATGGTCTATCTGTAAATACTAAAGTTCCAGGAGCTGGATAAATACTACTACCTGTAATTCCTATAATAGATGCGGTTCCATCTACCCACGGATTTATTGACTTATTAGTTTTATCTATAGTAATAATTTGCCCTACATATAATCTATCTGTGACATCTGCTGTAAATTCTAAGCCTAATTGCGTTCCATAAATAGATGGAGCTAAATAGGTGTCCTGAAATTGGATATCACCATCTATATAATCTATTTTTTGAATGAATAATTCCGTTTTATTTATCATA